TTGCAGTAAATGAAGTAATAGTGTTAGCACCTACTAAAACTAGGGCTGAGCTACATATATCAAATTTACTATTATTCATAATTATAGTGGGGAGAGATCACTTGGAGTAAACCTCTCCCCTTAACGTTATGTTCCGTTAGTTGTTGTAACTGTTGCAGCACCTGATGCACTAGAAACAGTAATCACATCTACAGTAGCTGTACCACCTGTGGCACCAGTTACTATGATTGTATCAAACTGTTTTAAGTCAGCAGTTGAGCTATTAAAATAACCCGAAGCTACAATTGTTCCAATAGCGTCAGTACTCTTATAAACAAAGAGATTCATGTCGCCAGAACCAGCTATCTTTTTAAGATTTGTTGCATCTAAAGCCATGTTATCCTCCTTATTCTGTTATCTGACATTCGATAGCACCATCATTGTCAATCATGACAGATCCTGCACTAAAGTATGAAGTTATTAAATTACTTACTTTTTCTGGTACATAGTTAATTTCTGTACGTACATCAGAACCAGTAGCAAGACCAACAGACGAGCTGTGGTATGCGTGACAGTCCCTAGTTGTACTAGAAATTGATAGCCCAGAATGAGTAAACCATAAAAAACCAAGCCAACGTTTAGCAGTCATGCCACCAGCGTATGGTAAATCAGTTTCTCCTACGTATTCTGCTCTACTAAATTGGTCGATTTGTAGTAAATCAGCCCATCCAGCAGGTGATACAACAAAGTATCTTTGTCCATCGTCTGGTACATCTGCTTCGCCAAATGCTTCATATACGGTTAGTGCTTTAGCTAATGTTAAAGCTGCTGAACCATGAACCACGTTGCTAGAGTTAGAACCAGCATCGAGTACATCGATAATTAATTGATCCATTTTACGTCCCAGTGCCGCAGCAGCAGATGTAGCTAATACTTGTCTCTCATCAATGTTAGTTTTTAGCTCATCTAATGTGTCGACATAGTCGGCAGCATAGAAATCAGCTAATGTAACATCTACTGTAGAGTGTGCTACTTCCATTGTGTTGACTTGACCGTGTCTAGATTTAGTAGACGCAGCACCTTTACCAACCTTTTGGAATCTTGCTTGGTTACCGGTAACGTTATTCGATTGACGCACTGTATTGCGCAGTTTGGAACCCATCCTCTGATAAGCCATGTGGACTTCGGCTTCAAACTGCTTAATAAACGCGTTACTTATTTGCGTTGCCATATTAAGCTCCTATTAAAAATTAATTCAACAGTTGTCCAACCTTAACTTATCTTCGGTTATCCATTTTGGACCGAGATCATTTAAAACGGGCTGTATATTTCCAGATACACCCTGTATCTTCTTATAAAAATACAATACTTCTTTGCCTTTGACAATAATTTTCTTAGGATTAAAGCTAAAACCTAACCACTTTAGCCATTTAATTCCTGTTTTATTCTCTTCTGATATGTAATTGTGTACATAATCATAGTCAGCTAAGAAATAATCTACCCATTTTTTAGTTCTTTTTGTAAAATACAACCAATCTTTATCTAGTTTTTTAGAAGATAGCATCCATACAGCTCCTCTTTTAGGATTATTTTTAGTGCTAACAACACCAAACATAGCTAATACTTCTTTATTTTTTAAAACAGTATATGTTTTTACACCGTCTCTAGTAAATCTAAAAGGCGTAACCAAAGCGTATAATGGATCATGCCCCATCATTGCTACCTCAAACATATCTATTTGTCTTAGTTTGAAAGCCAGTTCAAAAGCATGAGCTGGCTCTCCTTTTTCAACATAGAGCATTAAATTTTGCCTGACATATTCAAGCGATTCCACGCTTGATTAACCCTCTCAACGTATGAAGTTTCCCTATGTCTTGGATCATGATATCTTGGATCATTCATCATTGCTTTAACATCATCTATACCTAGTTCTCTTTCTGGTTGTGCTACCTGTTCAGACCTACCAGATACAGACTGCATACTCTCTTGCATACGTTCTAATGCTGCAATCCCCTCTGCTGATGTACCAAGACTAGATGCAATTACATCAAATTCTTCTGGAGGGAAGAAAGAAGATGCCCATGCGTTGACAGCATTTATTCTGTCATTAGCATTTTCACCCAATCTTTCTACTTCTGCATCTAAATTTGGTTGATTACCCAACATAGTATCAATGTATTTATTAATACCATCTTGAAAATCTTCTTGTGAGTATCCTCTTTCATGACATTGCGCTCTCCACCAATCAGTTAATGGATTAGCTTCTACCATATCTTCTGTTACACCCTCTACTAATTTAGGTAATTCATACCCAGATGGTTCTTCAGGTGCAAGTTCTCTAGCTTCTTGTGTAAGTTCAGCTATTAAACTTTCTCTCATTTCATCTTTTTTACCACTAGCAAACTTTTCTAAATGGTTATAAGACTTAGCCATATCTTCAAGATTAATTTCTCCTGTATCTGCATTCCAAAACTTTTCAGGAATAATTTCAGGTCTATCCATTACCTCTTGTTGTTCTGACGTTTCACGTGAAACATCTTCTGTTTGTTGTTCAACAGATTGCTCGACAGGTTGATCTGTTGATTCTACTGCTTGTTGTTCTTCAGCCATTGTTATTCTCCTTTACCATGTTTTGACTAACACCTTTGTTAACTCTGCGTTGAATAAGTCCTACTAAATATCTCTGTCCCTCAAGATGTCTCAATGATTCATTGGATATCTCTGGTCCAGCGACTGCGTCTAGAGTTAGAGTTTTAAGATACTTTAAGATTTCGGAACCACCTGCTGTGTTGAACATTTTGTAAAACAAAGTATTTAAGTTCTCCTCATCTTTAGTGTTTCTTTGTATATTATCTAAACCTATAAGAGTGTTGGGCTTTTTCTCTGTCATAGTTTCTCCTATTGTTCAGGAGGTGTTTCCTCCTGTGCTTGTTGCATTTGTTGTTGTTGCATCATCTGTTGCATTTGTTGTGCAGCAGCCTGCATTTCTTCCGTAGAACGTATAAGTTCTTCTGGAACACCTAGCTTTTTAGCTACATACTTGGCTACTTCATCCTGTTTTATTAGAATATTAGCAAGTTCTGGACCTACTCTACCTTGTATCATAGCTAAAAATCTGTCAATTGTGCCTACATCTTGTTGATGTTGTGCTTGTGCTAGAGGGCTAGATGACTGTATTTTAACCTCTCTGCCGTTAATTAATGGTATTTTTATCCTACCTTGTTTCTTTAGTATATAAACTACTCTCTGTAATACTGGTGTAACTAGCTCAGATTGTAGTCTGCCAAATGCTGCACCTATTTGTCTGGACAAGTCTGCTTGTCTTTCTGCTACCTCAGTAGCTGACATTGGTGTTTTTTCATTAGCGTTACCTAACATATCATTATATAAGGCTTTCTTAATATTAGTTCTCATATCTCTTAATACTAGGTCACTTACATTGAAGTTACCTGCTGGTGCTATTGGTGTAAGACCAGATGATCCTGCAGCTTTAGGAATGATGGTGCCGGGTATGAGTGAGACATTATCCACGTTTATTACACCATCATCTTCTACTTGATACATACCTGAGATTGCCATTTGTGCATTCTCTAAAATTAATTCTACTACTAGATTTGCTGTCTTAATTGCTGGTAGTGCTAGTTGTAATGGTCCACGACCATAGGTTTCACCTGCACATTTGCTCCATCTATAGATAACATATGGGTTAGAACCTAGTCCTTTGTAAGTTTCTTCGTAGATTTTATGCTCAAATTCTTTAGCAATAGCACAAAAACGATGCTCTTCTTCCTTATTATTGTAGTGATTTTTGTAACAAACCTCTATTATTTCGCATTCTTTGTCTGGACTTTTCTCTAATGCCATCAACATTTTTTCTGATAAGTCACCTTTTGGATAGGCAACTAATAATTCTTTCATACGAATCATACGTCTTCTGTATACATGATCGACTTTGTCATCATGTCCAGATGTTAATACTGCTTGTGGTAATGGTATTGCTTTAAATCTTATAGGATTTATTGCATCTCCCTCTTCTACTAATAATATACCTGTGCCTAATGCTATATCTAAAAAGGATTCATGCACCTCTTGAGCAAAGTTTGAGTTCTGTAATATCTCGAATACATACTCAGTTACTTGGTCTAATACAAGATTAACTTCTTTTTGTTGTTCTTTAGGTACTTCACTACCTGCTACAAAATCAGCCCATCTTGCATAGTTTGGTACAATTCCTGACTGTAAACGTGATGCAAACTCTTGTACGCCTACTACAGCTGTCTCATCAAAGATACGATCCGTACGCTTTCTACCTTGTGTTTCTGTATAGAAACTCTCTCTTTGTGGTAAAGCATACTCATAGCATTCTTCAAATATGCTATTCCAATTATCCTTAATAGTCTTGGCATGTTCATATCTTTTAAGCAATTGCTTAACAGGATCAGACAAATAGTCTATCTGTGGGGTTGTTTGAGGTTCAAGCATTTATGCTCCTAATGTTTTTTTAGACATCATATCCTCTGATACAGCAAATCCTCTTCCACCTCTAGGTCCAGAAAGCAATGATGCTCTACCTGCTTTGCCTGTATAAGCTTGCAATCTGTTTTCAAAAGCTTCTTCTTTTAATCTTTTAGTTTCTTGAGATTGTTCTAATCTCATTCTTCTTCTAGATTCTCTTGCAGCCTCTTCCTCAGCAGAATTATCTGGTGGTGGTGGTGGAGGCGGAGTGCTTGGTCCACTAAAACTACACATATCTATCTTCTCCTATCGTAAACATTTCTGGGTTTTAAATCAAAAACGTTAAAATTCTTTTTTGCAACTACAGGTTTAGCACTTTTTGTACCTACGGTCAATGATCTTCCCTCCCCTGCGCCCAATAACATATACTGAAGCGCGTCATGTATATGCGAAAATCTGTTCTTATTGGGTTTATCATCGTATCTTTCCCCTGAAACTTGCATTCTTCTGTAATGGTATCCTCCATCAAATCCTTTAATTATGTTAACACATTTTGGATCTATCAACATTCCGCTTTCACCATCAACCATCCTTGATAAAGTAGCATTAACACTCTCTAATCTTAATGTAACGTCATTAGAATGTGTTGGTCTTGCTGTAATTCCTCTGCCTTTTAGTATCTGAAATGGTGTAGATTCATCTGTCTGCGCCCTATGGTCACCAGCTGGATCGCCAAATATTGTAAAACTTCTAGGTAAATACTCTGCCATTTTCTGTTTCATTAAATCAGAAAACCTAAGTATACCCATATCTTCAGCTACTAGCTCATCAATGATAAGCCACCTACCACGTACTCTTTGACCGAATACACATGCTGGAGTGAGCCCAAAGTCTATACCCATGTAGATTGTTGTGTCTTTCATGATAGCAACATCAGACTTAGCAACGTGTACATCACGTCTGAACATCTCATATACAGGCTTACCATCCTCTATTTGCCCTAGTTTATTGAGTACATAGACATCAATCCATGATTTAGTCTTACCTCTGATGATAGAATCATAGTAGTTTCTTGTAAGATT